TAGATTAACAACAGAAGAATCACTACCATCAAACTCTCTAGCAAATATATTTCTTCCATCATGAGTTAGATTGAATGCTCTAAGAACATCAGTCTCAGTTCCTTCATATGTACCATATCCACCAGTAATAGAAGCATTATTAAGATCTATCTTATCAACAGAAGTAATAGCACTATTCTCTGCAGCAATCTGCAAACTCATCTGGAAAACACGAACTTGAACATCAATACTAGGATTAGGTGTGTAGTATAGATTTGTCCATGTTGAAGAAACCGCAGCTCCTACAGTTCCCAATCCTGATACGGTAGAAAGATTTGCATATTCTGTTATATAAGTTTCTGAAGTGTCGTTAAGGACAATTACCTCCGACATCTCGTAACGATCATTGGTTATATCTTCTACACTAAGAATATAGTAAGCAGCATTATGATCATTAGTGCCTACAGTATTATTGATATCATATTGAGCAATTAAATTTTCTGTAGGAGATCCTGAAGCATTAATTTTCGTATAAGCAGAATCAATAAATGCTAAATCCTCATTCCCATCACCAATCCATTGCGTACCAATACCAGTACTTCCTGAAGCAGTATCTGCGATAGAAACTCTTATAGTATCTACAGATGCAGCAATACCAGTATGAGGAACAAATTGTACTATTATATCTCCAGTAGACATCGAGGCAGTATAGGTTCCTAGTCCAGTACCTCCATAATTAACATCATCATCAGATGTTATCTGTCCATATTCAAGTAGATCAACTGTGGTTCCATCATGAATAATATTAAGTTCATCATATTCCAATCTTCCATTATCCGCATTAATCAGAACAAGAACTTTTGAACTTCTATAGGTAGAAGCAATTCCCACAATTGTAGTAGCCGTTCCTGTTGGGACAGCAGTTTGAGTAGAATTAATATTAACAAAATTACCCAAAGTTGTTGATCCAATACCAGTAGTATTAGCAAAACCAATTACATCGAAACTAACCGCACTTACATTGTAATTATTAACTTTATATTTGGTTGGGTAAAACTCAAGTTGTCCATTATTACCACTTATTCCAAAATCAAAACTTCCTAAATCATTAACTGAATCAACTCTTCCATATTGATTCATATAACCTTTAGTACCATCTTGTAAAAGAGAGACAAACATAGTTTGACGTTCACCTGTAAAGGTAGCATCTTTTACTAATGTAAAGAATTTCTTAGATCTTTGATCGACAGGGAATTCATTTACAACCGAGAATTGTGTAGCTCTAGGTTCACTATTAAATGAAGTGCTAAAATCATCAATAGTTAAAACTCTATTTCCAACAGATTCAAAATAATCCATCAAAATTTTAGATTGGAAATAAACCTGATCGGACAATACGAGGTCACTAGTAACATTTAAAGCATTTTCAGTAACTAAATCAAAATTAGAATAACTGTTTACATCAATCACCCCCGTAGCATCTATAAAAGTAAGTACATCACTTTCTTGATGCTTTATATCTTTAGACTTTTGAGTTTCTATGATTAAATCACTAAATTTTAAAAATCCTGAAGGATGACTTAACTTCTCAACAGCATCATCCCATTTATCTAAAGTAACTTTAGATTTTAATGCATAAGAGAAATTTTGATAGTAGAAGTTATCAGGTAATCTTTGAAGAGTATCGTTGAGGAATCCTGTTTCTCTTAACCAACCATGTTTTACTATAGATCCTGAAGAAATGCTAATATCCGACTCAAAATTTATTTTTGTATCAATCTTACCTTCTGTTCTAGATGTTTTCCCAACTATAACATCACCCACGTTAAATTCATCAGATGAGGAGATTTTTAAGGTTTCACTTCTACTATTCCAACTTTCAACTTTTCCAACTTTATTTCCAGAAGTAATCCTCTCTCCTTTCATAAAATCATTTTTCTTTAAAGTAATATCAAACTGAGGAAAGTATCTCTCAGGAATAATCTGACCAGCGGAATTGAAAACATCTTGATTGCCAGGATAAGCATTTTCTGGTAATAGACCAGCTAAACTATAAGTAACAAATCCAATTGCACCTCCTAGAGGAATATCAACTGCACTTAACGTAAATAGAGAATAATCATACTGAGTTGAATTATATCCATATCCAGTGGTTCCCATACCTACACTTATATTTTCAATTAAAACTTTATCACCCACCATTAATGGAACATCAGTAGCATCACTAAAGGTAGTATCTAAACCAACCGTAACATTTTGAGTAGTAGGATCATATGATATGGTATTAATACCAATACCATTAACATTAGCAGTAGGAATAATTTTAGGAGTGATATTATAAATTCCTTTTGTATTCTGTAGAATTTTTACTTGGGTATCGCCGATTTCATATTTTAATTCAACATCCTTTACATGCTTACCAGTGTACCCATCAACAACAACTAAACGAGGTGCAATTGTATAATTTTGCCCTACAGAACTAATACCAATTTTTTCAAAAGAAGTTAATGATTCAATTTCAAGAATTTCTGGAAGATTGGAAACAGGTCTTACTGTATTGTCACATGAATAATCAAATCCCATATTTTCAATTCTTGTAGAAACTATTTTTCCAATTCCACTACTTGAAGGTTCTAAAATAGAATCAGTTCCTAATCCCGTATTAATAGAAGATACACCTACTACTTCTTTATATCCAGATCCCTTATAAGTTATTTTAATATCAGCAATTCCACCATATGCAGTAGTAGAATCTGTGGAGTATTCTAATAATGATTCAGATTCACTATATGAAGGGCTTTCAGGACGATGTGATAAATTATAAGTAAATGTTGTAGTGGTTCCAATACCTGCTACAGCAAATGTTCCAGAATATAAACTATCTTTTATTTCAATTTGATTATATCCATTAATTTCTTTATCAATTATAATTCCCGATTTACTATCGGCACTTAAAGAAGTATTAATAGGAGTAAATTTATAGTATATTATACTAGGTAATTGCTTATTAACTGATAATGTTAATCCTGCATTGGTACTAATTCCAACTTCACCAGTTTTAGAAACCTCAAAAGTATTACTTGAAGAAGTAGAATAAAACTTATTTTTAAATTCTTTATCAGTATAAAGATTTAAATCAAAAGCAGGGTATGAAGATACTCCTACAAAAGCAGCCAAAGAAGAATCTGATAAATCAAATCTTACAACATGATTTTTATAAAGAGTTTGTAGAGGGTTGATAGGAGATAATGTTCCTACGGATGCAGAAGTTATATTTACAAATTCAGGTTCAAATTGTTCAGATTGATATTTACTTAAACATAATTTAATTTTATTTGTAGAATATTTAAAAATATAATAAATCTTCTCATCTTCTAGTCCTCCAGAAGGAGTTGCAGATGTATGAATTACTTTATCACCAGTATTAAATCCATGATTATTAATTTCAATTGTATTGGTAGTTGTATTAACATTACCTGCAACAAATGATTGAGGATTAAATACTATTCTTCTATTAAAATCATTATACTTAACTGTAACGGTAGTACCTATTCCTGCTTGAACGTCAATAGTTACATTGTCATTAAACTTCAATCCATGTGTAGAAGCAGTAGCTACAGTAACTGTATTTTTATGAACTTCTGCAGTAACGACATTATTCTTGACTGTCTTAAGACTATGATATACACCTGTACCAATTCCAGTGAATCTTAATAATCCTCTATTAACTGTAGTACTTGCACTACCCACAAATGTACCAGTGGTTCCAATACCAACTTGAAATGTCTGAATTCCAACTAAATCATTAGATATTTTTCCAATATACAAAGGAGCATCAGTTGGAAGATTATAAAGAGTAATACCATCAGTAGAGACACCTATAGGATCTCCAGTATTAGTTTTATAGTTAACAACATCTCCACTCTTTAATCCATGATTAGGAAGATATATTGCTTCAGTCTGAATAAAGATTTGTGTTATTCCTGCACCAGGATTTGAGAATGAAATAGTGGTTCCAATACCAACACCAGTTAATGTTCCAATACCTAGTGCTTCTTTTGGTTCAAAATAAATTTCTTTATTTAATTCAAATTTTACATCATTTTCAGGAGATGATTTAAAAGTAAATTTTCTAGAATCCTCAGTTATTACAGATCCTGCCGTATGAGCACTTCCTGCTGTACTTATTCCCTGAGACCTAAGAACTCTTAATCTAGAATTTTCTCTATCAACTTTAAGGACTTTTATAGTTTCTGTTCCTATTCCTAAAATATCATTTTCTCTAATGGATAAAAGATTATTTGAAAGAGATCCTGATATTCCAAAATAAGTTACCAATCCAGTTGCTGCAGTGGTTCCCGCAGCTCCCGCTAATAAAACGCTTTCAGTTTTTACTCCTATATTAAAATTTCCTTGAAGTGAATCAACAGAAGTATTAAAACCAGATAAAGAAACTAAATTAAAATTAGTAAAATTATGAGGTGAAGTGGAAAAAGCAATATATTGACCAGTTGCATCATATGGAGAAATCTCCACATCAGATAAACTACTACTTGCAACACTAATATTGTTAACTACTTTTCCTTTAACTTGAGAAACCTTAGCTTTGGCCTTTTGTATTTCTCCTAATTCTTCAAAGATGATAGAATCATTTACTTGATAGTTATTTCCCCCCGTTACTATACCTACAGTGTCTATAGATCCTGTAGAAGTGACAGTTATATCAATTAAAGGAATTACCAATTAAATAAGGAAATTCAGGAATACGATACTTATTAAATGGTCCAGAATTTTCAATTATAGTTGGATTGATAGTGGCAAAATATGCATAAACCCCATTAGGATAATCTGGAGTTATACAAAAACGTCCATTATGCTCATCTAAATCCCCTGAGTTATCAAACTCATAATCTTCTATAAAAAATCCTTGAGGAAAAGTTGATAGAGGAGGACGATTAGAAACACTAGTTAATTTATAACCAGATTCCATAGCTTTTATAAATCCACCCGTTCTTTCAGTATATCCATAAGGACCATAAATGGGATTGCCATCATAAGCCCATCCAATAATAGGAGAATGGAAAGAAGCAGAAACTTCTTCCTCATTCACTTTCTGTAAATCTAATAATCCATATTTAATATTATTATCCTGATCTCTCACATATAGAGACTCTCTTAGTTTACGGGGAGCATATAAATGAGTATATTCTATACCCAATTCCGAATTTTCAGCAGGTGCTAAAATACCATCATCATCAGAAATAATATCCAAATACTTTTCAAATAAATTGATTTGCCATGTTTTAATTCTTGCTCTTAATTTTGCATTAGATGCATCAACAGTTACCGCAACTCCGACTGTCCCAGTATACCCAATTCCAGGATTATCAATTCTAACACTTGTAATCTTTCCATCATTAATAATAGGAACCAATTTTCCATAATTCCCTGTTCCTGATACCACCAAACTAGGAGGAGCATTATAACCTTCTCCTTCATCATCAACTAATACTTCAACTATTTGACCATTATTAATAATAGCAGTAACTTCTGCACCCGATCCACTATTAAGAGTAATTAAAGGTTGACGATCATAATTTATGATATCCGAAGACCCGTATTGAGAACCTTCACTGGTCACTTGTACAGAATCTATAGATCCTTTAAATAAAGGTTGAAGTTTTGCTCTAAAATCTTGACCACTAGCCGTAGCAACACCTATATCCCCTGTAAGAGACACTACAATAGGTTCATAATTAAATGTATGAGTTCCAGTCCCTAATCCACTAACAGTAAGGTCAATATATTGATTGGTATCATAATATAAAAACTTATTCGTGGTTCCTACTCCCACACTTGATAATCTAAAGTTATCCTTATCTACTTGAGTAACAATATAATTTGTATTTGAATTAATTCCACTAATTTGATCAACATTATAAGAATACTGAATAATCTCTCCAGATTCATATCCGTGATCATTAATATTAATCTGATTAAGAGCAGTATTAATTCCAGTGGTTGAAATTATAGTTCTTTTCTTATTCTGATAACCCAAACCTGGATTATCAACAACAATATTGGATAAAATTTGTTTTTTCTCAAAAGATTGAATTTCATGAACTCCAACACCGAAACTGGATAAAGAAATTGTATTAATACCAGCATTAATAGCTTCTGTTTGAGTTTTATAGAGTTTTACCGTGGATACACCGACACTATGAACATAATAAATTGCATCGGTTGATATACCACCAACTGCTGTTTGTCCATTAGTCTTATAAACGACCCTTTCACCATTTTTAAATTTATGATAAGTAGAAAAGCCAATAGTACTGTTAGTTAAGTCAACACGAGCAGATTCTGCTGTTGCATTAAAAGAAACTGCATGATCAATCAATCTAGTATTGGCATGAGCACTAGCACCTTCTCCATTACCACCACTTATCGTAATAGTTGGAATAGAAACATAATCAAAACCAGTATCAGTAATATTAATTCCCGCAAGAGATCCTTTTACAGCACATATACCAGTTGCACCTGATCCAACATTATCTGAAATATGTAAAAGTGGTGGATTTATAATATCATAGTGATTTCCTTCTGCAGAAACATCAATACCTTTAATAGGTCCATAAGAAACCGATTCATTGGATTTATAATTTAATATTTCAACTCCATTTACCAATATACCAGTTCTACTTCCTGGTTCTGTTACATAGTTTCCATCTTCATTATCAGGTTGTTTTATTTCCTTTAATAAAAGTTGATGATCTACTTTTTTATTATGGAAATCAACAGGTTCGAGAGTATTAGAAGTTACAATTCCCGATACAGAAATAAATTCAGAATTATTAATATTAGATGGACTAGTAGATAGTTTAAATTGATTTTTATTTACTCTTTTTATAAAGAAAACACCTGGTTCCATTTCTGGGAACTTACTAATAACTTTAGTAGTATTTCCTAAGAAATCTTTAGTTTCAATATCATAGGAATTATAATAAACGGCATCTCCAGTATAATATCCATGATCATTTACGGTTAAAATAGTAAAAACATCTCCACTATACTGACCATCCAAAGTAATTTTTCTATCATAAAAATCTAAAGGACTATTATAGTAATTTGGAATAGAAGAAGATGCAACTAAAACATCTTGATTAAAGTGTACATAAGTATTTTGAATATTAGCAAAATAATTATCAATATAAGAATAATCAGATAATGACGGTTCTACCTTTCCTCTTAAAATTTTTCTTTGAACCGTATATTGAGCCGAGGAAATAAATCCCTGACCTTTAATAGAAAAACTATAATCACTTATAACTTCACTTACTGTTGAATCTTTAGTATTACCACTTCCATCAATAACAGTAACTTGATCACCTAATCTGAAATTGTTTTTAGCATATGTAATCAAAGTATAAGTGAAATCGGATTCATCTACCAAAGATATGGACTCTATATCATATTTGGTGGCCACATTATAAAACCAATTATCTACTCTTGGACTAGATGTTGTTATTCCTAAAGATTTTATAAAAATAGTGTCATCATCAGTAAATTTAAGAGTATCATCAGGAATATTGGGAGTTTCTAATACCCCTCCAATCCTTACAGAAACTTTAGTGGTAGTTCCTAATCCAACATATCCATAAGCTTGGGTATTTAATCTAATATTTTCTGCAGAATTAATACTAGCATTAACTCCAACTGTAGTGGTATTTGCTAAACCAACATCAAAAAATTGATTTATTGATTTAGATCTATAAGTTAATATTCCTGTAACTCCTGTACCATATATGGCATATAATTCTCCTGCATTAGGAAATCCTAAAGTAGAATCTACATCTATAACACTAGAACCTACTGCTACTTCTGTTATTACTTGAGTATTAGGATGAACTATGAATTCACCATATACGCTTCCTTTTAAAGGAACGTCTTTTTCATAACCATAATCTAAATTTAACCTATAAAAATCAGAGTTACCTACTGAAACTTTTTCTACCCCACTAATAGGAGCATAAGCTTCGTTTATACAATAGTGATCTCCAAAATGTGCTGAATCTTGATATAAAGTACTATTAAGTAAGTCAAGAGGATCTCCCTCAATTGATTCAACAACTAAATCTTTAGTTACTCTATATTGAGCGTCTGAAGGTTTAAATAAAAAATCTCTTGGTCTAACTATATCTACTTTTTCTCCATATAATGCACTAAAAAGAATTTTATAAGATTCATCAGTACCCTTTACTTCATAAAAATCTTTTACTCTAGATATAAAAACTCTTTGATTTAAATCAGTATCTAATACCCTATCTTCAAATCCTGGAGAGATTTGATTTTTAAGTTTTAATAAAAACTCATTTAAAAGTAATGCACTTAAATTTACTATCTTAGATCCTTTAGTATGAGGATTAATATCGGATTCACTAAACTCTAATTTATCATGGGCATCTAAAGCTTTATAAGATGTAACACCACTAAACCCTCTTACACATCCAGTAAAAGATGTATTAGTTTTTTCCTTGTATAAAATAATCTCATCATCAATTTGTATTAAACCATATCTATCAGGAAATTGATAAGTACCAAAAATACCTTTATTAAGATCAAATGTAACATTAATAGTAGTCTCTTGATATCCTATATCACTTCCAAGTTGAGTTTGATTTGAATTATTAGTTAATGTTTCTAATTTTAAATATTCATCTATATTTTGAATTAAATCAGCAGATGCTCCAGGATATTCTTGAGAAGAATAATACTCTTTTAAAAATTCTCCTAATAAAGGAAAATCATCTTGTACAAAAGAAGGGAGTTGATTCTCAACTATATTTTGAATCTGTACTCTTTGGAGATCTGTGGATATCATCTTGCGATATTAATAAGAAGATGTGGTTGTAGTCGAAGTTGTGGTTGCTGCTGTTGTAGAAGCACTGGCTGCTGTTGTAGAGGCAACTGCAGTGGTGATATTATCTGCTGTATCACAAGAAGTAGATCCTGGAATTACTTCTTTTCCTCTAACTAAACTGCCATTTGTATAACTAGAAGATACCGTATAGTTAGATCCTCCAGTTCCTGTAGAATCTGTAGTTGTATCAGGTATTGCCTCGATAGCAGTATTGCCTAATTGTAAATATAAGTCATGTAGACCTAATACATCATTAGAGCAAGGAATTGCTGAAATTTCAATAACTGGAAATCCTACATTAATAACAGTACTAGTAATATTAATTGGAGAAAGTTTAATTTCTCCTTTTTTATAATCAATAGTTCCAATAGATTTTTTAACAATCTTCGCTTTATTAGAAGCTTCTAATTGAAATAGCATCATTGTACCAGTAGAAGTAGATCCTTTATCTGGTTTATCAGTAAGATATACTATACCAGCAATTCCTTCTACATTAAATCCAGAAGATTTAATATTATGACCATCACATTTTTGGGCAAAAAGACAATTTCCAAAGCAAATTTCATATTCGGCAAAACTATTTAACGATACTCTCAAATCCCTTTTTATAACAACATTTGTAATATTAGAAGTAATTGCATCACTACTATTATCAATTACACCTAATAATTTACTATACTTAAATCTAGCTCCAAATTTATTCATTTCTGCTGATTTACTATATTTTTCCAAATTCTTAGTTATAAGAGTAATAATCTCATTCCCAGATCCTATTAAATTTGAATTATAATATGCTTTAATATCTAATTCGATAGATAAAAACTTCAAATCTGTAATTTGAACGTCTATTCCTGCAACAGTATACTTTTTAATTTGATTTTCAATATTATCTTTGATTTGATTAGACAAATAAAGTCCACTTGAAGGTTTTATACTTACAAAAACCTTTCCATATTGGGGTGGAGTAAGAGTTTCCCCTCCAAAAGCAGAAACAGAGTCAGTTTCTGGATATAATGTAGGGATAATTGCTTCAAAATCGGCAGTTGTTACAGCTCTTTTCTGTGATGAGTATATTCGAGGAGCATATTTCTTAATAGACTCCATATCTTCAATATCTTGACCATTAAAAGAACTATTAAGAGTCGTAAGTAGAGAAATTCCTGAAACTATTGTGGTATCATCTCTATTAGAAGTTAATTTTCCACTAAAATTCAAGTTTGAAATACCATTTGCCAATACTCCATTGGTTATAAGGTAAGAAACTTCAATATAACTTGGAGATTCTAGTTTTTTACCAAAAATTCCATCACCAAAAATCACTTCATACCTTTCTCCGTCCACTTCTTGTAAGAAATAGACAGCTGAATCCCCATCAACACCAAATAAACTATCTGCATGAGTATATTTTCTACTAACAGTGGAAGATTGAGAAGGTTTTACATTTACTCTTAATGTAGATACGTCAATACCACTATTTTCAAGGATAAATCTTTGATTTGGATCAAATGAATTAACTGTAAATGTAGAAGTTATATAAACTCCTTCATAAATTGCAATATTTTGAAATGCTGCTTCATTTCCTGATACAGGAACTGTAATATCATCTAAAACTGCGAAAGTATAACTTTCATTATTGAAATCAGAAGAAGAAGCAATGATTCCTTTATTGAGAGTTATGGTCGAAGGGATAGAGGCATACTCACTAACATCTACAAAAAATGAAACATTAGCCTGTGAACACTTTTTAGATCGAGGAATATAACCAATATTACGTGCTAGTGATACAACATTCTCTCTTAATGTTGCACTATCGATAAAAACTTCATTCGA